AACCCAGTCGTTCGGGAACGCATGGAAGAAATGCGAAACGAGCTTGAAAGCAAATACGGCGTAACAATTACGAAATCTGTTCGGGATATGCAGCGCCTTCGGGATGAAGCATGGGAAGCAGGGAACTTCGGTGCAGCAATCAAAGCAGAAGAACTGCGCCTGAAAGTAACCGGGCTCATGGTCGCCCGCAGCCATGTTACGCATGAAAACGTAGAATCAATGAGCCGAGAAGAAATCACCCAGCAACTCCAAGAAATCATGGGCCGCGCTAAGGATCGCATGAAAGACGTAACGCCCGAGCAAAACATGATCGAACTAGACGCAGATGACATAACATACGATAGCGGCGAAGCCGCGGAATAAGGGCTGCGCTATGCGAGGGGCGGCTGGCGGGGCCGCAGAGCCCCAGAATCGGGCCTCTCAGCGCCGAATCGGGCTTTTTCGGGGTCGGGCTACCCGAAAAGTTGTTCGGGTTATCACCGGGCCTCTCAGAGCCTCTCAGAGAAATCACTCATATTCGGGGATCGGGATCGGGATTCTGGATCTCCGGGGATGACAACCCGAACAATTGTTCACTGCCCGGATCTGCCGGAAAAAAAACTGACTGGATCTAGCCAAGTTAGCTAACCCGAACAATTGTTCGCGAATCGCGCTGGCCGAGTTAGTGCGAATCTTTTTAATTTTTCCTGTTGACACTTCTTACAGTATGGGATAGTGTGGGAGTATTCTAGTAAACAGGAGCAAGACAATGAAGTATTGGGAAGTAGAGCACAACGAGCAGCACTTGCGCATTGAATGGAACGGAACGAGCAACTTTAACTTGCAAACGCCAATCGGAGGGCAGTGGGTAGATTACCATTGCTTCACTTGTTACGGGATTGATAGCGATCAGGAAGCACTTGAGCACGCAATGGAAGTTTTAGAGCAGGAGGATGCAGCATGAGAATCGGGGGATATAGCATGAAAGACTTGGGCTATGGGGTTCAAGTTACTGAAGTGGAAGCAGGATGGAGCTTTTTCTTGCAAGGTGAAGACGCGGAGCAGTTTCATGAGCAGTGGGAAGGATACCAAGAGGAGCGCGACAACAACTTCCGTCGATTCTTGTCTGACTATGAATACAACGGATTGTTTCAATAACAGTCGGGCCTGACCCTTCGGGGTCGGGCTTTCGGGATCGGGATCGGGATCGGGATCGGGATCGGGGTATAGTATATATACATAGGTATATATACCCACATACATATACACACATACACACACATGATCGCGCGCATTCCTTCTGAATGTCGCGCGTTTTTTTATTTTACAGATTGACGCAAGGTCAACGGGAATATTTTTGCGGGTTCGTTCGTCTCTAAAATATAAACGCAAATTGGAGATATCATCATGTCAAAAACAATCGCCCAAACCAAAATTGTAAAAGTGGAAAATTGGACAACAGGCCAAACTGATTTTTGGAAAATTTCAATTCTGAAAACTGGCGAACAAAAAACCATTCGCGGCAATTCTGAATTCCTCAAATTAATACTTGGCGAATAACCCGAACAATTGTTCGTATTAATCCCATAAAGTCCCTTGTCTTATGGGAAAAAATCATGCTAAAAGAGTTTAAGGGCGATAGCTTTGCCCTACTAACCTAGCAAAACGGAGCAAAAACAATGACTTACCAACTTACATTTAGCGGCGAAATTGAAACATGCGGTATTTCAATACCAGTAATACAGCAAGCTTTTCGCGACAATGGCATTAAGGGCTGCAAAGTGGTTCCAGACGGAACGCCAACAGTGGACGCCGAAATCGTATTGCCAGTTTATGCCAATTCACAAACGGCACGCGAACATTTGATTTCAGTTTGTGACGTTCTGGCAGATTTGGGGTGCCGCGTTAATTCACGTTGCGGCTTGCATGTTCACATTGGCAACGCGCCTTTAAATGACAATGTGACGCCAGCGCAATTCACCGGCACTAGCATTGCGCATACTGAAAGAACTGGCGAATATTATACAGACCACGCAGAGCCATTTGATGCCACTATCATCAAAGATTGGATGGTTCGCTATACGCGTATGCAAACAAGCCGCAATGGTATTAACGCAATGCTTCCAACAAGCCGCCATAATAACCGTATGTGCACGCGCTTGGATTTAAACACATTAGAGCGCGCCAATACTATTTCAGAACTGGCAAGCGCAACGCATGGTAAATTTTCATCCATCAACTTGCAAACATGGTCTAAGGGAACTGTCGAATTCCGCCAGCATAGCGGCACTATTGAAGCCGAAAAGATTTGGGCATGGATGCAATTCCTTTTAAACCTAGTGACACACACATTGGAAAATCGCGTCACATCTGGAACGCGAACAATTGTACGCGACACGCCAGCAGCGCCTTTTCGCAATGGTTCACGCGTTGGCGTCCAATATACGATGATGCGCCAAACTGGCGGCGCGTCCACTCGCGACATCATGGACTGTACAGGATGCAGCGAGCAACGCGTGCGTGCCGCTGTGAGTGAGATTAGGACGCGCGTGGGCGATGCCGCTGTCATCACACATACGCAACAAACAAATGGCGCGTCATATGGTTCCGGCACTGATCACACATCATATGAAGTGCAAACCTCATATGAGGAACAAACTAACGGTGTGACATTGCTTCCAGATAATAGCATTGGCAACGCCAGCATTTGGGCAGGAATTCCAGATGAAGCATTCGAGTGGTGGCAGGCTCGCATAGCCGCGCTGGCGTAATAGGCCAGCAGCACCTCACACCAACAGACAAGCCCGCCTAGTGCGGGCTTTTCTATTTTCTAGGGTACCCTAGCCAAGCCGAACAATTGTTCTGGAATCGGGGCCTATGGGGTATGGTCCCCCCCCTTTATCTGGAGCTAGTCGGACACGGCTCTACACTAAGAAACCCACCTACGGTAACGTCAAAAAAACTTTTAGGTACCCTATGATTCCCATATGCCCCCCAAAAAAATTTTTTAAAAAAATCTGTTGACCGCTCCCATACGCTACCATAAAGTACCACTCAGAATGGAAAAGCCTGAATTTATATCTGACGAAGTTTACGCGAGTGATTTTACTCGTGGTTCTCTGGACAAGCTGTTCAGTGTTTCTGCTATGAAGGTTACAAGTTTTATTTCTAAGTGTGAGCTTTTAGGTTCTCCAATTCCTTATCGCTCTCCTAAAAGGCATGAGGGTTTTAGCGTACTCACGAGTAAAGTTTACAGTTGCTCTGAAGTTATTTCGCGTGCTTTATCCGATGGCTTTGAAATTTTGCCTACGCAAAGACAGGAGTTACTTCGAACTGAGGAGCAATTGCGGGGTGATATTGATTTATTGCGTTCTGAATTATCTCGGCTTGAGCATCGTTTTGAGGATTTAAACCGCGTTCTGGAGTTTAACGAGATTGCGTTTAAGTTTGGTTTAAAGAATTTGTATAGTGAGCGGGAGATTGTAAACTCTAGCAAATTGTATAGGGACCTTGAAGGTGCATGTGGCGTTTATTTTTTGATTGATCGCGGCAAGATTGTTTATGTAGGGCAATCTGTAAATGTTTTTTCTCGAATGAGAGAACATTCCAAGTCTAAACATTTTAGTTCTTATTCTTATATTAGTTGTCCCAAGGAGGATTTGGACGTTTTGGAGAGTTTATATATACACGTTCTTCGTCCACCTTTGCAGGGGAGGAGTTCTCAGGGTGATAGTTTAGCGGCTCCTATTAGTTTGTCGCGTTTATTGAGGATGGGGAGACGTTAATGCCTAGATACAGGTTAAATTATGGCGATGTGCATGAGTTTGATGCTCAGGGTGCTGGCGAGGTTGTACCTATTATGCAGGGTCGTCATTATTTAGGTAGCGGTGAGGATGAGTTTGTTTTCATGCGCCGTGCTGCGATGGAGATGTGCGAGTGGAATGGCGGGAATTATTTTTTTCACAGTCGCGATGCGTTAGCTGATAGCATGATTTCTGGTGGTTTATTGGAGTGTGTTGATTAAGTTTCTGTTAGTTGTTATGGTTGCCTTGATATTCTACTGTATAGGGGCTTCTGATGTCAGTAAGAACGGGTATGTTTCCACCTCCTAGTGTTGGTCCTATAGGCG